TTTCAAATGAACAAAGCCTTCAACGAGGGAGACAAGGTTCTTCTTGAAGGTAACGAAGCAGTCATTATAAAAATAGGAATATCCGAAACTGTATTTGGCGTGTATTCAGAGAAAGGATATATCTGGAGATATGTACCGAATGAACGTATTGTTATGCTTAAACTTGAAAAAATTATCAATCCTGATTTGCATCTGGATACCGACAAGGAGAAGGCAGAGAAACTTCAAGCTCTTATAGATACGATACAAAATAAAAATATTGATAAAAATCGTGAAGAAATAGAGAATTTAAAAAATGATGCAAAACGGTAATAATTATCTAGGCAATCCTAATTTAAAAAGAGCTAATGTACCTGTTGAATGGACAGAGAAACAGATTGAGGAATATACACAATGTATGAAAGATCCTCTGTACTTTATTGAAAATTACATACGAATTGTTTCTCTTGATGAAGGATTGGTGCCATTTAAACTGTACGATTTTCAAAAAGAAATGGTTGGTACGTTTCACAAAAACCGTTTTACAATCTGCAAACTTCCAAGACAATCTGGTAAATCAACAACGATTATTGCGTATCTTCTGCATTATGTCTTATTCAATACCAATGTTAATGTTGCGATACTTGCCAATAAAGCAGCGACCGCTAGAGACCTCTTAGGACGGTTACAACTCGCTTATGAACACCTTCCTAACTGGTTACAGCAGGGAGTAATGACATGGAACAAGGGTAGTCTAGAACTGGAGAACGGTTCCAAGATACTTGCATCGTCCACATCTGCAAGTGCAGTTCGTGGTGGCTCCTACAATATTATATTTCTAGATGAGTTTGCATACGTTCCTTCTAATGTCGCAGAGCAGTTTTTCAGTTCAGTCTATCCTACGATATCTTCCGGTAAGACAACAAAAGTCATGATAGTATCGACACCTCACGGCATGAATATGTTTTACAAGTTATGGACGGATGCAGAAAACGAAAGAAACACCTACATTCCAATCGAGGTGCATTGGAGTGAAGTGCCTGGCCGTGATGAGGAATGGAAGAAGGAAACTATCAAGAACACTTCTCAGTCGCAATTCAACACAGAATTCGAGTGCGAGTTTCTTGGTTCAATTGATACATTGATTACACCGCATAAATTAAAAACACTTGCGTATCTAGACCCAGAAAAATCGCATAAGGGATTTGATATGCATGAATCACCGCAACAAGGGCGGACATATCTGTTAACAGCTGACGTATCAAGGGGTACGTCCAATGACTATTCTGCGTTTATTGTGTTTGATATATCGGAAATTCCTTATCGAATTGTTGCGAAGTACAGGGATAACGAAATAAAACCTCTTATCTTTCCTAATAAGATATACGATATCGCAAAGGCTTACAATCAAGCATTTGTACTGGTTGAGGTCAACGATATCGGAGAACAAGTTGCAAATGCATTACAATACGATGTGGAATACGATAATTTGATTATGGCATCCATGCGTGGAAGAGCTGGACAGGTTTTAGGTGGTGGATTCTCAGGTGGTAAGGCTCAAATGGGAGTAAGGACAACTAAAGCAGTCAAGAAGATAGGATGTTCCAATTTAAAACAATTAGTAGAGGATAATAAATTAATTGTACAGGACTTTGACTGTATCAATGAACTATCAACTTTTATTGTTAAGGGTTCATCATTTGAAGCGGATGACGGTTGCACTGATGACTTGGTTGCGTGTATGTTTATCTTTGCATGGACAACAGACCAGCAATATTTCAAAGAACTCACAGACCATAACATACGTCAGCAGATGTATATAGAACAACAAAATCAACTCGAACAGGATATGGCTCCATTCGGGTTTGTGGTCAATGGATTAGAAGAAGAAAATGCTGGAAGTATGACTGATGAATATGGAACTCGTTGGGCTCCTATCGTGCGTACCTATGATTCAGATTGGTAATCAGGAAAGAAAGGAATATTTCGGGTCTATTAGATCGTAATCAAGTTTAATCCAACAGTTAGAACAGACGATTCTTGACTTTTCTATAAATTCAATAACGTCTTTACGACTTTCTTGATTCATACCTTTTCTTTTGGTTTGCTTACGAATCTCTACATCATGGGGGTAGAATTTGAGACATACTGTTTCACTTTCACCACAATGCACACAGGACTCATCAGCAAGGTAATCATTTAACCATGCGACCCGTTTGCGATAATTTCTTCTTGCAACTTTCTTTATGGTAGTGCTATATTTTTCGTAATGTGTATTTGCCATACTTTTATTTATATGTTTCTATGCATATAAAAGTGCGATTTGTAAAATGAGTTTTTTATAAATATTCCCAAGAGTAATAAGATAATAATATTCTTTAAGAAGGAGTACAAACTATGGGTTTCTTAGTCTCACCAGGCGTTCAAGTTAATGAAGTTGATTTAACGAATGTCGTTCCAGCGGTTGCAACTTCCATTGGTGCGATTGTGGGGCCATTTGAAAAGGGCCCAGTTTCTTCTGTGACTGATATTTCGTCAGAAGAAGATTTAGTAAAGGTTTTTGGTAAACCTAATGGAGATAATTTCGAGTGGTGGTTTACTGCTGCTAATTTTTTAGGATATTCAGATTCCTTAAAGGTTGTTCGTGCAGAATCAGCAATAGTTAATGCGGGGGTCACTAGTGGAGTTCTTATTCGTGACACCGATCATTATTCAGAATCATTTGCAAGTGGACAAGGTTCTGTTGGTGAGTGGGCTGCAAGGTCTGCTGGTGCATGGGGTAACGGAGTTGGAGTTTCTATTTGTGCAACAGCAACTGCATATGAACAAACTGCTGTAACCACGACAAGTGGATCGGAAGCTGCTGGACAAACACTCATATCTGTTACTGATGCTGATGTTATCTTCGTTGGTGATATGGTAAACTTTGGTGAAACTGAAGGTTACGAATACGAGGTAACTGCTAGAGATACTACAAGTGGTTCAGAAACAATCACAGTTAGATTAAAAGATGACCCGAATGGACAAGGGTTGCAAAGTACAATATCTTCGGGTACGAATATTCGTAGACGTTGGAGATGGTATGACTTTTTTGATGGTGCGCCTGGCACATCTGCATGGGCAACACAAAATGGTCGAGGAACTGCTGATGAAATGCACATTGCTGTTTACGACACAGTTGGTGACATGACAGGGTTTGATGCTGATACAGCGGGAGAAAGAGGAAATGCGATTCTAGAGATATTTCCAAGATTGTCTAAAAACTCGGCTGCAAAAAATGCACAAGGTAACAACAATTATTATGCTGACGTAATTTACAGACAGTCAGAATATGTTTTCTGGATGGATCATAATACAGCTGGTGCAAACTGGGGCACAAACGTAGATGGTTCTAGTGGTTTCATCGTAATGAACGGAACAGATGGTTCTTCAACTGATGCTGGAGACAATATTGTTTTTAACCGAACTGATTCTGGTGGATCAGATGCAGGCGATAGTATTACAATGGAAAGTGGTACAACTGGATATTCTGTTCAAAACACACCAACTAAAAATGAATTAATTAGTGGTACAGATGATTACTCTGCATCAGCAGGAGAATTAAAGGCTGGTTATACAAAATTTGAAGATACAGAATCATTAGATGTTAACTTGGTCTTAGGTGGCCCAGGCGGAGGTGCTGGTGACAGTTCAGGTGCTCAAGACACTCATGTAACTATGATTACAGACCTTGTTGAAAAACGAAGGGACTGTGTAGGATTTGTATCACCATACAGGTCTGCAACAGTTAACGTAACATCTACAATTACACAAACAAGTAATGTTAAGACAGCATTTGATTTGTGTCCGTCATCCTCTTACATGGTATACGATAGTGCATACAAATATATGTACGACAAATACAATGATGTATATCGGCATGTACCGATGAATGGTGATACTGCTGGACTTTGTGCGTTTACGGACAGAGTAACCGATCCGTGGTTCTCGCCTGGCGGTTATAATCGAGGTAACGTAAGAGGTGCAATTAAACTATCTTATAATCCAACTAAGGCTGATAGAGACATTCTTTATCGTGCGAGAATTAACCCAATAGTTAACTTTCCAGGCCAAGGTGTGGTTCTGTTTGGTGACAAGACTGCTCTTACAAAACCAAGTGCGTTTGATCGAATTAATGTTCGTAGACTGTTCTTGGTTCTTGAGAAAGCAATCGCAACTGCATCTAAATATCAACTCTTTGAGTTCAACGATGAATTTACAAGGGCACAGTTTAGAAGTATGGTAGAACCTTTCTTGAGAGATGTCCAAGGACGTAGAGGTATTACAGATTTTAGTGTGATATGTGACGCATCAAACAATACAGGATTTGTCATAGATAGAAACGAGTTTGTTGCAGACATCTACATTAAACCTGCTAGATCAATTAACTTTATAACACTGAACTTTATCGCAACACGAACTGGTGTCGCATTTAGTGAAGTTCAAGGATAGTAGGAGAATAAGATGGCAAGTATAGACGATTTTAAAGCGAACCTAATTGGTGGTGGTGCTCGTGCGAATCAGTTCAGAGTTACGATTACCCCCCCGCCGGGAATTGCAATTGGACTAGACGTTAGGAGAACATCATTTCTTTGTACTGCAACAAATATGCCTGGCATGACGCTAGGTGAAATTCCAGTTCCGTTCAGAGGAAGAAACATTTATGTATCTGGTGATAGACCAGAATTTGAAGTATGGACAACTAATTTCTACAACGATACAGATTTTATGGTTCGTAACGCAATGGAACGATGG